TACTGCCAAAAAAGGAAGTGTATGCTGAAGGCGAGTTAAAGCAATATCACACAATTGCAGATTCAATAGTATTTAAGAGATGGGATGAGTCGGGTGAAATGGAGGATTTGGATTTGAAAGTATTGTCCTTAGAAGGTGAAGATATGAAATTCTCTGCCCGTCAAATTGAAGCCCTTGAATCAATCTTAACATTCGAAATCTAATGGCACAGAAAACAAGAGAAGAACTAAATGCGGCCAATGCGGCTCTATTTGTCAACAATGAAACTGGTGACATCACACCAGATGAAGAAAGGGCATATAACGAGGATGTCAATGATTCCTTTGCGATGCGATATGAGTTTGATGTAACCATCACAGACACGGCTGCAATTCAAGGCATGGCTACTAACCCAATTCTATTAGTAGAAGATGACGGGGTTAGTTATCTGCAATTGATTGCGGCTACTATTCTAATGATTGATGACGGAACGACTCAATATGACTTTACGGGTTATATGTCAATTATTGGCACGGTTGAGAGTAATGTCAAAGCATTTAGTGCGACTATGGATGTTAGTATTGGCTCTGGCACAACATCTATATTAACCTTTCCTGTTAATTTGCCAAGTACAAATAATTTATTTTTGACATTTAAAGTAGCAGAAAACTCAGGCGGTCTAGCACTCTCAGCATTCTCTGATGCAACAGAAGGTGATTACAGCCTTAGAGTTTACGGCACGTACACTAAATTCCCGATATCATAATGGGCAACGCACATCCTTTCTACCGATTCAGTCCGGCCAATGTTAATGGTGGCTTTGAGCCAGGGTACAGTCTACAATCAACTTTGTGTAAAGAATTCCAAAACCTTTATTCGAATGGGGATTTGGTCGGTCAAACCATTGGCGAGGCCATCAAGAACTTTCAGTTCAATATATTCGTCTTGAATCTGCCAGAAGAAGGTGGTGAATTAAGATTGGTTTATCCGAAGCCTTACCCAACCATTTCAGGGACTCAGACATTGATATTTAATGTCCAGAATGACCAACTCCATGCGGTTGATTCAACGCAGAAAGTAATCATGACATTGGACTTGGTCGATGGTATTGTGGTTGATTCCGTGTTCGACGCTTATACTATTGTTACGGCTACACAAGCCTACGATGACCCGATTGTAGATGTGGAGTTGTTGGTTAAACGGGCCTTAGAAATCTATTATCAGAACGGTTCAGCCATATTCCCGATTACCTATTCATTCGACAAGACAACGGGCATTGCAACCAGTTCAATTGCTAGAGGAAAGGATTGGGAGGTTGATCTGGACACGGGCGTTGTTGGTCGGTATCCGGCACAATCAAATCCATTTGCCCCGGTGAATTCTGTGACCTTTTCAGCTTTGAGTCCATCTCAGAATTACATCCTGAGTCTGATGGAACGGATCATTTCATTGACCATCGCTGACCAGACTTTGACGGCTAGTGACCTGATTAATGCAATCAATCTCTTGCATCTTCCAGATGATTACAGCATAGGGGTTGCTACGGATTCATCTGGGGCTACTGAACGAGTTCAAATTATATTTAGTGGTGAAAGGTCGTTTGTCTTAATGGCACGTACTGACGGGACGTTCTGGTACTTCCAGAGGTTTGTAATTGATCTTGAATATGAAACTGATCAGTTACTGTTCTTATTATATTATCCCATTGCCACAGAGTTACCGTATGAACCCGTAGACGCACAATTGTACATTAGCAATTGGTACGACATGGATTTGATCCAGTTTGACAACGGATGTGAACCTGAAGAGGTAGACACCTTCCAGATGCCAATCAAGACGGGTGACACATATCAATTCAACATCATTCCAGAACAGGCCAACCTGACCGGATTGACTTCTTGCCAGATCGGTCTGTTCGATGAGAACCTGAATTTTGTGAGTGAGATTGGGCAAGCAAAATTTGGTTGTTTAAAACCTATTATTTTTGTTAACAATTATGTGGATGATTGGGCAGGGTGGAATTTAATCAGGTTGGAAATTAATAGTAACATTGCAGACCCTGCAACTTATGAGTTAGGAATCTACTTTGGGTTTGGTAGCACATCAGAACATATTTTAGCTATTCCATTACCTACAGTTGCCTTGACCACAGATGCCCAATTAGCTGCATTTATTGAAAGTCTATCAACGGATGATTATACTGTATCTGTTGAACTTGTAGCAACTGGAGATGAGTTTTTGCCATTTTATGGGATAATTACGGTAACCACTTGTGCTTTGGATTGTCAGATTGGAGATTATCAGGTTCAATTAGCCGTTAATCTAATTGGAGACCCACCATTACCTCCTTATACGAATCAATTTGTACAACAAACGGAAAATGCCACCCAATTCCTAGCAACTGTCACAATCCCCTCTGCACCTGATGGTTGCTATGTATTCGGGCTATACGATGACAACTACCCTTATCAATCAATCTTTGCCTTTTCGAATACACTTTACTTGAACAATGAGGATTGCTTCAGTTCAATGTGGCAATTCGGATCGTCTGAGGATGCCATTATTGAGGGCTTTGAGTATTACTACGGTTGGATGCAACAGTTACGGCTACCCATCAACGGGGCAGGACAGAAGCCAAAGATTGAAGAAAGCATTTATCGTAACTCAGATGGAACGTATCAAAGACCTTCCAATTATTCTGATTTAACGCTAGATTTGCATAGTGATTATTTGGACTTAGAAACACGGAATGCGGTATTCTCTGCCACGAGATGTCCGATCCTTATTTTTGAGGACAAATCCATATTTGTTAGTGGAGATTTGGACGTTGCCACCGTTCAGGACTTTTCAAACAAGACCTCTTATAGAAAACTTGCACAAATGAAGTTTTCCGCACTGATTCAGGGCTTTCAGCCTAACAACAACGCCTGTATAGGGTGTTAAAATTCAAACATTCAAATGAATATTACTCTCAATTGTCCTCCGGTTTCTTGCTATAAGAACTACCGTTGTGACGTGGATTATAAAGGTCGGATCATTGGGGCTGCATTGGTTAAAAAGACCGTTGCGAGCCTCATCGACAAGACAGATGCTACTACTCTTCTGGATTCAATCTTCTACCAAGCTTTGGACGGGAATGCTATCATGTTCCTGAACATTGCAGGTGACAAACCGAAGCCAGAAACGGCAGAACTTCCCGGTGTTGGACTTAGGATCAATCGACCAGGGGCGAAGACTCACACATTGAATTTCATCGATGCTCAGGTTATTGCCAACGTGGATTCGTACAACAAAATCCTTCGTTCATCTCAGAACTATGACCTGTACTACTTCACTCCTGAACTTTACTGGGATGCCTCTGGAACGCAGGTGACTGTCATCGGTGATCCAGTTATCCAGAATGACCTGACTCAGTTCATCAACGGTGAAACGATGATCAAATGGGTAGCAGATTCAAACCCTGTTCCATCTGATTTCGACACGGACACTCTTCTTGAAGGTCTGTTTTACGAAGTAACCGGAGTTGATGCCATTGCTGCACCAATCGGTTTCATTCAGACTGAAACGTATACAGCCTCTCTGAACTACGATTTTGGTTCACAAAGTCTTCCATCAACTGTTTGGTCACTCGGTTCATCTGCTGCCGTTATTGCGAACCTAGGTGCAACGATTGACGCAACAACTGGTTCACTTGACATTGATCCGCAAGTTGTTGGGGATTATGTCTTGACCGTAGTTGCATCCAACGAAGCCGGATGTATCTTTGGAACTCTTGATGTATCAGTAACTGTAACTGCATAATAACGTGAACGAGCAACTTCTTTTGGGCATTATCAAACTTCTCTCTAAGGATAAAATCAGAGAGGGTAAATCAGAGTACATCCATGACATCCGTGAGATTGCGGATGAACTTGAGCCGCACTTTGATGAGGATTACCCGAAGAAGTTGCTGCGTGTGCAGCATCCGGGTGAGCAGGATTGGATGAAAATCTACCGGAAGGAAAGATGGCAACCAAAAACCAGAACGGCAACCGGACGGGTTTATACTACCCTGCAAAAGATTCAGCAAGCGGATGATTTCAAAATCCTTTTCAAGAATGACTTTGCCGACATCGGGATAAGTGAAAGCAACCCGAAAGGATTACCTTCCAAGTATTGCTTGGAGAACCTGCCAAAGTTTGGCTCAATCGAAACATGGACTTTTTCATTGGGATTATCCAAGTACCTGGAGAACCCTAACTCGGTGGTGTTTGTCGGGCCTGATCTGGAATCATGGATAGAAGACCCAACACCGGGCAACGAACAGTTCATCAACTGGGAGAAACCATATCCGCAAGTCTTCGAAGAAGATCACATCGTCTACAAGGCTGACGGTGGAATCATTTTCAAACTGGATCAGTATGAAAACAAGGACGGTGATAAGGTTCAAAGGAAATATGATCAATTCCTTGCTATATCAATGGAAGGGTTGGTTCTGGTACGTCAGATTCGACCGTACAACGGAAGCGAGGATGTGTTTGATACATTCATTGCACCTTATCAATTCCTTCAATATCCAATCTATTCGGTTGGTTCGGTAATCTGTGAAATTGAAGATGGTCAAATCGTTTATGATTCAATCCTTACTCCTTGCCTCCCTGCATGGAATGATGCCTTGTTTACCAATGATGATTTATTGGTCAATAAAGCCCTTCATTCGAATCCGATTTTTTGGCGTTACAAAAACTCCCCATGCAAGACCTGTAACGGATCAGGTCTGTTATCAGGAAAGGACAATACACAAAGAACTTGCAGTAGCTGCAACGGAAACGGACTGGGTTCAGAGGGTTCGCCATTCGCCACCATCGAAATAAACCTGCAAAAGAAGAACGCAACCAATCCGGATGTCCAGTATCCAACTGGCCCACCTGCAGGATATATTCAATTGGACATTGCGGCTCTTGATGCCCAAAAGAAGGACATTGATGATGACATCTACCGAGGCTTTCAAGCGATTGGAATCGAACTGTTAGCCAATGTTCCTGCGGCTCAATCTGGAGTTGCGAAGCAATACGACCGGAAGGAATTAAACACATTCTTTTTTCAGGTTGCCGTTCATCTTGGTTATCTCATTGAGGAAATTTCCTTTGCCATATTCCTGCAACGCTACCGGACGGAAATAGAGTCAAGGCTCTTGACATTGGATCAGATAGAGGCCAATAAGCCGAAGGTTGTAATTCCGTCAGACTATGATGTCCTGACTACATCCGTCCTTTCTACTAACCTTTCCGATGCCATTAAGAACCAGTTTGATCCGATTATTACAATGGGCCTAACTGCTCAGTACACAGAGAAAGTATTTGGTGAAAATAGCTATCAGTTAAAGGTTTTGAAAATCAAGACGGCAATTGATCCATTGCCATACATGACCACCGAGGAGAAGTTGATCCTCAAAGATTCAATGGGTTGTACTGAACTTGACTACATAACATCTGCCTACCTGAATGCCTTTGTGACGGAGTTGATTGAAGCTGATATGGATTGGGTTAATGAACCAAGGCCAAAGCAACGAGCCGATGTCAAAGCTATGGCAATCGCTAAACAACAAGAAATCAAAGCCGGATTGGTTACTTTGATGCCTGAAGAATGACCGAGAAGCAACTTGAGATAATCAAACGGATTCAGACTCTTCAGGCTGAACTAGAAGAGGGCATGAACTCCCGACTCCCTGATATATTCAAAGGATTATCTGATCAAGTTATTGAACTGACCAACGACCTGCCTTTAGACCCAAAGAAAAGGGCCGCAAACATCAGGGCCATCATCGGACTGAAAACACAATTGACCAATGTCATTGTTACCAATCCCGAATATGTAAAAGAAGTTGGTCGGGTTCTGGATGGGTTTAAAGACCTCAAGAAACTATCTGACCTTTATTTTAGTGAACTGATTGATGGGTTCAATGCGAAGGAATTGTTGTACCAAGAAATCCTGAAAGCCAATGTCGAGATCACAAAGGATATGCTTCTTGGTTCAGGAATCAGGAACAACTTTGCCAATGCAATACAAGAAACCTTATTGGCAAATGCAAGCGGAACAACAAATAGAACCGTCTTACAAAAAACATTAAGGCAGTTTATTGAAGGCACTCCCGAAGAGCAAGCATATCTTAATAGATATGTAAAACAAGTCACCAACGACTCCGTGATGGGCTTTTCAAGGCAGTACAATCAAACCATTGCCGAAGACCTTAATTTGCAATACGGATTTTATAGTGGTACTGCCATTAAAGATACTCGGTCTTTTTGTCGGGCCAGACATGGGCGATACTTCAAGAAATCAGAAGTTGAAAATTGGGCTAATTTAGGTAACTGGTCAGGTCGTGCGAAAGGCACTACAAAATCAACCATATTTACCTTGCTTGGTGGTTACAACTGCCGCCACGATTATTATCCGATTACCCAGACTCAGTATCGGGTAGCAGAACAAAAAGGTCTTACCGGTTTAAAATAGGTTTAAATGTGATTCCATAGTTTCCTTAATTTAATGCAGGAAATAGTTCCACGCTTTACGCCATACATTGCAGCAATTTCTTCCTGAGTCTTTTTGCCGATCAATTCACGGATTTCTAAAACTTGCCATTCTTTCAATTTATGGGTTGAGCATTTTTCTCCCGTCTGACTCATTAATCCAAGTTTAAACGCTGCTTTATGATTCTCTGAGGTAGTAGCCCATTCCAAATTTTGAACCGTATTATTTAATTTGTTTCCGTCAATGTGATTGACAGTCTTTTTGTTTTCGGGGTTTTCAATAAATACAGTAGCTACAACTCTATGAACCAAAAACGGATATGTTTTGCCTTCTTTCGAAAGGACAACCATTAAATACCTTTTCCCATTAGCACTTAATATTCTTTCTTTTTTGGTGTGATTGTAATTAAGGCTTTTCACATTACCCAAGCTGCTAACCATATAAAGCCCCTCAAATCCAACAATGTCTTTCCAGATTTCTTCTACTTTCATAAAAATTCAAAAGCCCGATCAAACAGGTAGTGGACTGCTCAATCAGGCTTTAAGGTTAAAAACCAAGTTCTTTGTTTTGGCCACTACTCCGCAACAGTTCAAAGATACAAAAATTGCTGTATTTTTACAAAAAATTGAACCATGAATACTTGCCTTCTTGATTATATCGGTTTACGGGGTTGCTCAACAGTTGAACCAGAATCTGGTGTGTACATTAATCAGTATCCGGGTATGTCAACTGAACTGATCGACAAGGTTGCATCGAGCGATCAGGTCACCTTTGCACAGGTCTGGAAGGACATCCAACAGACTGCATATCTTGAACTGAAGACAAGTGTGCAGAAGGCTTTGAAGGACTTTGCCGGGGCAAGACTGGATCAGGTACTTTTCCAGACATCCAGACTATTTGTTCAACAATGGCAACAAATCAATCCAGTTCCTGAAGAAGCAATATTCAAAGGTGTATTCACATCAATCGCAGGGTCTAAATATGCCGGGTTGCGAATCAAGAAAGCCTACATCTACAACTCAGGTGCAGTTGCCGTTGCTAATGTGCCGATCAAGATATTCCAATGTCAGGATGGTACTGTTCTTTGGGAAACAACCGTCACAGTTCAACCAGGTGCAAACACAATCAACATTGGTCAAACCTTCGGGTTGGTATTCGACAAGATCAACATTGCCATGTTGGTTGATTGCACAAACCTGCCAACGCTGACAGGTCAATTCATTGACAATGGAAGTTGGAACTGGCAGGGAATGGATGCCCAATGTGCCTCTCGTTACTATTCATGGTTAAATACATCCGGTTACAACATCTTTCCTGTGACCGCCCCTCTGAACTATGGATTGGGCGAACTATGGAACAATGACTTCAGTCAATCAGCTATCTATTGGGATGCTGAACTGCTCTGCTCTTTGGATTCATTCATCTGCGGACAACGGGAGTTCCTTTTAGAATCATGGGGCAATTTACTGGCGGCTCAGACGCTTCGTTTTAAATTAGGCTCTAATCGTGTCAACTACTTCACACAGTCCAACACAGAGCGCACAGAGCGTTCTCTGGTCACCTTTGAGGAGAAGTTCAAAGATGCCATTGATAATTGGGCTGAACAGTTGAACCTGGGTGCTGAAGGGTTGTGCTTTGATTGTGAAGATCAGGCCATGATTGCCACGACAGGAAGAAGGCCATAAAAAAAGGCCCAACATAGTCAGACCTCTTTCTTTTGTTCAACTTTTAACTATTCTTCAATAAGAACCCATTCGGCATTTGGATTCCATGCATGATACATTACCCGTTCTGCCTTAATTTTTGGAATTGGCTGATCGTTTAATTCCGTGTAGTGGATTGCAAATAGGTTGTTGTTAATCTGATTGAAGATTACAACGTATCCATATTTTTCAAAGAGATGCATTCCGGCCGCAAAGGAGAACCCGTATTTATTAGTCCCGTCCCATGTGTATCCATCTTCATACTTCAATTTCAATTTAACATCAACGGCTAAAGTCGCATTGAATTCAGCAATAATAAGTCGGAATTTAAAAGACTTAAGAAGCGATTCAAGAATATCGTAATCAAATGAATCAATGTCGATGTTGAGGAAGTCAAATTCCTTTTCATCCGTTTCATTACTGACCAAATCAACAATATTATCAGGCTTCACAAATGCCTGTATAATGCCAGGTGAATGTGCATTCATGTCAAAGCCAATGCCAGACCATCCGGCCTCTTGTAGAGTCCGTGTGTTGCTAATTGTACCACCATATCCACCTGCTCCCACATCAAGAAACCTTCTCTTTCCCGGTCCGATATTTTTAAAGATGAAATCAATGTATGTTTCTTCTCCAAATTGAGAATGCCCAGTTACTGGGATTATTTTTTTTAATTCTTTGATCCAGTTTTTCATGCGTTAATTAACGGTAAAAGTTGTGTTTCAATCCGGTATTTCCAAGTGTATTTTGACTCGCAAAGTTGATTACCAGACATTGCAATTCTTAATCTTTCAGATTCATTTTTTTCATTTAGATAAAAATCAATTTTTGAAATTAATTCATCAATCGAATTCCAGTAAATTAAATGATTTCCATTTTCGAACTCTTCTTCAATTTCTTGGAATTTATGTGAAAGGCAAAATGCTCCACATCCTAAAATCCTAAACAACCGATCACTTGAATACCTTTTTAAATCATAATGTGAAAGGCTAATTGCAATTTTACAATTGCGATAAATGGATGCTTCATCATGTTGTTTAAGCCACTTTGCACTACCCCATCCATTGCCAAAGACACCGAAGCGATTCCCGTATCTTTTTTGTAATTCATTAACCATTTGAATCCGCATCCCAGAAAGCGGAAACATTCCGGGGTAGTTATTGCCCATGAACACTATTTCCGGTCCTGCAAGCTTTGGATTAGTTGTGTTATAAAATTCCACATTATAACCTATCTGGAAGTATTCAGATTTAAAGCCCAAAGATTTGAACAAATCAGAATCGGTCTTATTGGAAAAAAGAGTTGTAACGTATGGTGCAAGGTCGTGATACCATCTTGGAATTGGCTGCCTGACATCTCCGGTAAAGTTAAAAATCTTGATTCCTTTTTGAGAAATCATTCGAATCTGAGATGTTGAAAGAATTTTATCTGATTGAATTTGCAGAAACAAAACATCAAATTTTCTCCTCATCAATGCATTTTGAATTACTTGAACTAATCGACCCTTATGCGATGGAAAGTTATATTCCTCGTAATAGGTCGAAATACCACGAAGAGCGTTTCTAAGGCTCGACTGTGGCTCGTGGTTGTCAAACAGACCGATATGTAGGAGTTTCATTTATGTAGTGGGGTTTGATTAATAGGTAAGGCTTTGCAACCGTTGTTTTTCGGTCATAATTCCGAATGTTTGACGAATGTAGATGTATGGCTTTAATTGATCTTGAAGGATTAAGAACCTTGTATCCGGCTCTTGCAATCCTTTCTGCAATTGCATTGTCACAACCTGGAATACCAAGACTAAAGTAGGAATCTTCAATTGGCTTTATTTGTCCTCTGAACACCCATGCATCTTGTGAATCGTCATGGTCGTATAAGATATTACCATCCCATCTTGACAAAGCATAGACTTCATTTTCCTTAATCATTTCAAAATGATCAAGGCTTTCAAAGTAGATATCAGAATTTGCAATTATTGAAATATCCGATTCTTCAGCCAAAAGATTGACCTGTGAAAAAAAGTCAGAAAAAGAAAGTCGGGAGTTAAATGATATGACATTGTCCACACCAAAAACCTTTTGATTAAAGGAAAAACACTTCTCCAACTCTCTGTTTCGGGCAATGTGTTTGTCCTTGTATTTATTTATAAACAACCTGATCATATCACAGGACTCAAATAAATAATCCCTCTTTTAGCACCTGCACATTTGTCAAATGCGTTGTATTCAGCGTTGAATATTCCAATCGTAGAAACAACTGGTAAAATCCATTCATATTCAAATCTCTGGCCGTGAATCGAATCAAATCCAAGTCTTTCATCACCCGTGTAAAAGTCGTGAATGGCAATGACTGGCATTACTTCGCTTTTCTCGATTTGATCCAACTCAGCAAGCAATGGGCAATTGTTACCCCAATGAGCATCCAGAAAAAACATTACTGTTTCACTTCCAAGTTTTACCAATGAATCAGAAAGAATTTTGGATGAATCACCCAAAACGAATTCGACATTGTCAATCCGTTCTTTCTGGCATCTGGCGATGGCAATAGATTGGTATTCGATGTTGGATTCTATTGTCACTACTTTTTCAAAGTTTTTGGCAAAGAAAATCGTAGATGAACCAAGGCAAGTTCCGGTTTCGACAATGGTTTTAATCGCGAACTTATCTCTTAGTTCTAGAAACTTCTTTTCAATAAAATGATCACCGTTAAACGGCTGCATTTGAAAAGGCATTAAATGTGGTATTTTCATAATTTTAAAATTCTCTGTTCAAAAAAGTCCTTATGTTGTGGAAAATTAGCGGTAAACATCCTTGAATACATGGATGAATAGTTGTTGTTGATCTTGAAGTCTTTCCCTCCTCTAATAACAGTATTAAACCGAATCGAATGAAGGATGGCATCCGCACTAAAGTGATTCCTACCGACCCGAATCAGGGCAAAGGTAGCATCTTTGAACTGTTGCCAAATCTCAGGATTCTCGGCATGATACCGTTCGAATTTGGCCTGTTTAGGATCAACGGTAAATAGGTTTAATTGGCTCATGGCTGAACGTGTCTATTGTTACCGATGTGCTTACAATAACCTTCCAAAAGTGTTGCGGCCCGAAACCCATGCCGGAAGTATTGCTTGCCAACTAACTGTTCGGCTTGCAATGGATTGGATGGTGACCAATGGATGTCAGCGTACATTCCTTTCGGAAATAGTTTCTGGTAATCGGATAACCTGCGAAGACCAGGATTGAAGCTGAAGCCATGCCACACACCTCTGTACCCTGTCTTCATTAATTGATATTTGACACCAGATTCAAGAGTGATTACCTGCCCGATTGCCGGATGACCATTGCGGTCATTGGGTTCACGAATCCAGACCTGACAGGTCATTGGCTTCTCTTCCAGAATCGCAAGTGACTTTTGGATGAATCCGGTTCTGGTTGTAATCCAATCGTCTTCTGTTGAAAAAATATATGGCGTTGTGACCTTTGAATACATTATATCAATTGCCTTAATCTGCCCAACCTTTCCGGTATAGATTTCAAACGGCCATTTATCATCTATAGCCTTTCTAACAAGGTCATGCAGGATGGTTTTATATTGATCCGTCAAATCCTGGTCTTCGTAAATCAGCAACCTTTCCGGCTCTGGCCCATCCCAAAACTGAACCAGACTTTTAAGAGTTATTTCTAATAAATCCCACCGACCGCAGGATGTGAGACATACTGTTATTTGATTTTCCACTTTGATAAATTGCTAACGTGTGTATAAATTGAATCTTTGTAATCCCCAAACCTGCAAACATTTGCCGTTCCTTCCTTGTCAATCGACAAAACGACAACCTGACTGTCTGGGCTAATGATACGGCCCTTTTCCCCCCGAAGTAATCCTTTTGGGTAGTAAACACCGTACTGACTAATGGGTGATTCCATAGTGCTTAAGGACTTGTGGAGCAACAATATAAATCAAAAATATGATCACACAGATGGTGATCATCAACCAACTGAAGAGTCCCAGATAGGACTCTTTCAGTTCGTTACGGGTTTCTCGATTAGGAAGCATCCGAAAGGACTAAATATTGGTTATCAATAATGGTCATATTCGTTTCCGGCTCTACAACAAAAAAGTCAGACTGAAAGACCTCTTGTTGAAGGTTTCCGGCCAATACAGTTGTGTGATGGTGCGCCCAAAATTCACAATTATTAAATGATCCTTGAAGAGAGATCATTGCTCCAGATTGACCTTGTTTAAAGGTTATCCGAATCGTTCCTCCCCACAATTTAGCCAATTCAGCTATGTCGTGAAGCGATACCGAGGTCAAGCTGATTGAACTACGGATTGGTGACTGAGACATTACAACGATGCTCGAAATGTGAAATACTGATTTGTTGGTCATTTTTTTGTTATTTTGTTTTGTCCGTCAAATATAATGGAATCACTTTCTAATTTGCAACAAATAATTTTAAGAAATGCCAAAATATAATTCTCTTCAGGCGTTTGCGGCTCAACAACTGGCTAACTTTCAGAATGCTACGGATGCCAATAAAGTTTTGCGTCAGGCGGTGATTGTGGTTGTTCCAGAGATGAAACGCAGGATTCAGAACGATGGTAAAAACACGGCAGATGTGAAGATGAGAACTAAGTCATCAAAAAAATACGGTGCTTATTCAAGGGCTTATGGGCGATTTAGGAACAAGAAAGGATTCCAGACCGCTATCATTGATCTGACTTTATCGGGTGCAATGATGAACTCACTAAAGGCAGGGCCGACCGGACCAAATAGTTACGGCATTGGATTCCTAGGGCCGGATGAGTTTAAGAAGGCAGGATGGAATGAAGGACGATTTGGAACTATCTTTGATCCTTCAAAATATGAACTACAAGTCAGTCTTGATGTAATCAACAGACAAGCTCAAAAACTACTTTCAAAATGACAACAGCTACCAACGACCTTTCTAAACTTTGCGATAAAATCAGCCTGAAGTTCGGTATCAATTGCCTGAATTATGGCGAGGCTCATGAAGTCATCTTGGAAAATGAAGGTGCTAATTATGCCAGTATTGAGCAGGCAGTCCCTTGTGCCGTCAATGACAACTATGACCTTGTTCTGTTCATCGTCAGAACCGGATCAAGCCCAAAGGATCAGGTCAAAGGTGGATACCGGAATAAGCTATCGAGAGAGGTCGCCTTTAAATTGATTGGCAATTCAAAGAATGCTGATGCGGAATTCAACCTGACTGGGATTATTAACTCAATACCTGGATTAAATTATACCGGAACGGACAACTCTGCAAAGTCAATTGCTCAGACCTATTTCGGAACTGAGGAACACAATTTCGAGACTTACTTTTTCAGCATTGATTTCACGAACGTGGAAACGATTGTCTGTGAAAGGTGTTAACCATTTACGATTGCAACGTATTTGAATAATCAAATATTCAAATGTAAATTTGCAAACATGGTTTTGCCTTTTCAGAAAATCTACATCATCAGTCTCACCAAATCCACAAACAGACGGACAAACCTTTTTAAAGAGTTTGACCGTGTCGGTGGTGTTACTGATATCAATGGCAATAGTCCTGTGATATTCCCTGCCAACAACGGTTGTAAATACGGCCATAGTGTAGACAACTCTATTAAGAAGCAGAACCGGAAGCAACTGATGAGCCAAGGTGAAATCGGATGCTTCGCTTCTCATCGTCAGGTCTGGTCTGATTTCATGGAATCGGGCCTTGACAATTGTTTGATTCTGGAAGACGATGTCCGGTTTGGTCAATTTGCTGAAAAGGTCTTTACCAACTTCGCAAAGATGCCTGATTGGGATTATGTGAACTTTGGATATATCAGCAACAACAAATCTATCAAGAACGAATTTACGCTAGTCAAGAATGATTCCTTCCCTCTGCTATTTGGCGGTTGTGGAATGTGGCTGACTCATGCCTATTCTGTAAACCAGACTGCCGCTAAATTCTTCTTTGATGAAACCCACACCCAAACTGGTGGCATTGATTGGCAATTGACCGGGTTGCAGGACAAGGTCAAGTCATTCGGGTTTCAGGGAAACCATGTCATCTGTCAGGCTAAGATTACACCGTGTAATCCCTCATTAATTAAGCACACTCAATAAAATTTATATGTCAGATCAATTAGCTTACATCCGTCAAGCCATCGCAAGAGGTGAAAGGGCGATGGTCATCCGCACTAAGATAAGCCCTGAAACGGGCCTTGTGAAAGTGGATGCCAAAATTGAAGTAAATGCTACCACCGCATTACAGTTCCTTTCCTTACCAGTTAACCAGAGACCTGCCATCTGGAAACGTATCTATCCAATCGGTTACGAATCACAATTATCAGGAAAAACAATGGTTCAAACCAAGCAGGACACGAACCCATTATCAGATGATGAACTGATCCAGAAGGTTCTTGCCAATCCTGAACTTTTAAAACAACTGAAGGCAGGTGAGAAGGCTTTGAAGAAGGCCGACAAAGAAACGATCGAGTCAGAAACCACCGAAAACAATCCCCTGATCTAATATGGCAACTGCACTCGACTTTATTAAGAGCATTGCGGCAAGAGCCGGAATAAAGGATAATCAGGAGTTTGATCTGGCATTGGCCGGATCTGCTGCTGATACATTAAAGGCATTGGAATTGCCGGATTCCGTAGTGAACCAGGTGAACACAAACCTGATGGATTTCAATACGGCCAAGTCAAATCTTGACCTCAAAAACCATTTCACCGGCATGGCGTTCAACGGGATGGAATCAGCCGTATTCGATCAACTCAAGGCATCAGGGTTTGACGATACTGAGATCGAAGAAATCAAAGCTGCTTCCAAATCTACCGGGCAAAGAATGAGTAAGATTCTGGATAAGTACAATTCCAGAATTGACGAGGCCAAGAAACACAAGCCTGGATCGGATGAATACGTTCGTAAATTGTCAGAGGCTCAGAAGGCTTTGGAAGATGCAACTAAAAAGTTTGAATCTGAAAAGTTCCAGATTCTAGAAACGCAAAAAGCCAAGCAACAAAATCTCTGGATGCGAAATCAACTGGCCTCGGTTCAATGGAATGATGCTATTCCTGAGATAGCCAGAGAGGCAACCTATAACGCTGCAATGTCTGCTCAACTTTCTAAACTTGAAGCTAAGTTGGTATTTGATGCTGACACGCTATCAGCCCGGTTGGTAAACGCAAAGGATGAAACATTGCCTTTGGTGGTATCAGGGAAAGAATTTGCATTTAATGACCTGCATTCAGTAATATTGCAGGAACATAAACTTATGAAGGAATCAGGAGGTGGCAATCCGAATCCTTCACCCACTCCCCCCTTTACCCCTCCCTCTGGCGGTGGTAGCACTCAGCCGAAGCAACACCCAATGGTGACGAATGCCTTGGCGAACCTGAACATACCCAACATGGGTTAGTTCGGTAATTCCATTTTAAAATAATGTCTGTTGCATTAAATAATATTTCGCTAGGGGTGCTTACCTCGTTAACAGCGAACTTGATCAACAACGCTGAGACGGTCGGTATTAATACTGGCGCACTCGGAGCGTTAAATACCGCTGAGAACCTTGCCTCTGGTAAGATCATCCGGTTGGCGAACGATGACGGAACTGGACATCAGAAGCAAGTACGTGTTGTTACCAAGCAACGCCAGACTGCCGATGATACCGTTTCATCTAAAGATTGTACTCCAGGTTCGGAGTTGCTTTACGAAGAAGAAGTTGTAACAATTACTGACTATGTCGGTGGTAAGTTCCTTTTGAACGAATCAACTGTTCGTCAGTACGATTCTAGCTACTCTGAACTTGTACGTTTGACTGGTTCAAAAGACCCTCGTCAGATTGTGATGAAAGCCTCTGAAATGGGTTCAGCTACAACTGAACTTTCCGTGATTCGTGAGATGTTCAGCGACTTCCAATTGTCAATGGATGCCATGATTCAGGCCGTGAACAAGAAAATCCTAGCCTATGCTGATGCAGCCAAAGGTACTTGGGTTGGTGGTGCTGCTTCCAATTCATACGTGGTGCAGAACGGTTCAACGTATGTAAATGGTGCAGGAAGCATCAATGCAGGTGGATTGCTTGAGTTCCGTCAGGATGCCAGAGCAACCAAGTTCAACGGATTGCCTCACATCATCTCTGGTTACGGTGCAATGGATCGGATTTTCCAACAGGATAGCCGTTACTTCGGGCCAGGTGCAAATGGATTTGACTTTGCATCCGTTCGTGGTGCTGCCGGTCAGGAAATGCGTTTGTTCACCGATGAGAACGTAGTGGATCAATTCGCTTCTGAAGATGCCGCAATCGTCTTTATGCCAGGTTCAATGTTGTACCTTCCGTTCCTTCAGTACGTAGGTAACTTCGGTGATATCGGAGTAATGAAGCGTTTCACAATGCCAATTCCACAGTTGCCAAACGTATCTATTGACGTGAGAATTCTCCCGGATGAATGCTCAGAAAATTATGCGGTCTTCCTGGATCAATTCTTCGAAATCTTTACGCCATCAATGGAGTTGTTCAAATCAACTGACCGTCTGACTGGTGTGAATGGTGTTTTCGAAGCCGCTTTCACTCAGGCAGTATAAATCCTCTGCCTACGGGGTCCTATTCAAATGGATACTCCGATGGATATGCTTAAAAAAAAGAGAGGGGCTAAAAACCCCTCTTTTTTTTCACGTACTTTTTTCAACCAAAAAATAACCAATTATCAAATTATTGAAATCGCAATTCCAGTCTTTGATTCTTTGCGAGCCGGATAGACCGTAAAGACCTCTCCGCTTTCCTCATCCAAAAATGATACTTTTTCTTTTAAGGTTTTCAAAAATGATTGACGATCTTTTTCAGCCTTACTGATTTGGTCTTTTTGCTCGGAAATTCGTGCAATGATTGGATCACCTGTCTTGTCAAAGAACCATTTAGTCCCCATTTCTTTGACTTCAACCTTTGCGCCATAGATAGCGAAGGATTTGCCGTGTTTCTGAGCCTCTGACAAGGCGTATTCCTGAATTGAGTCTATTGCACCATCCAGAGCCTTGCTCATTGCCTTAAGCTTTACAAGCAGGAATAACGGGTCTTCAAATCCGTTTGTTACAGAATCCAAAATCTCGTTCTGGAATTCAAGAATCTGATCCCCTGTGTGAGGACCAGATTTGATAAGTTCAATGTTGTTCATGGCTTAAAATGGAAGTGGCTCTAATTCTTCGTTATCTGCAACCTGAAATTCAGAAACTTTTTGATTCGTTTCTTCCATGTGCCTAATCTCTGGGCTGATCATGGTCTTGTACTCTTTGCTTTGACGAATCTTATCTTTCAAGAAATCTGGCAGGAAGTCAAACTTATTCTGGTCAAAGTTTTCAAGAGTGAACTCGAACGATGGATTGATCTGTGGAGGCATAATGACACCCTTCATTACTGTGCTGACCGATGCAATCTTATCGTAAATCCGTGATGGGTCTTTCTTGCCCGGTTCATGTACGATGCTAAGCATACAAGGCACACCAAGAAGCTTGGTGACATCAAATGCCTTGGCTTCATCCTCGGTAAATCCCTTACCTCTCCAAGAGGTCAGGAAGGCCCGTAGGCTTGACTTCTCGTGCATCGACAATGTGAACTCCTTACTGATCGCTTGTGGTTGCTCACCCTTCTCTGGATTGAACACTTTCATTTCGGTCGGAAGTTCCCAAGTGATCCTGACCTTGTTCACTTGTTTTTCCAGACCTTGGAACTCCTCTTTGACGGTTCCAATCTGAACCATCGAATAACATCGGGCAAGGTATGTACCTGCCGGAATTGGCTCATAAGATGAGCCGCCTGAATTGGTTGCGGTTATCGCCATTGTTTTTGTTTTTTAAAGTTTCGACAAAGATAAATCAATTATTTCATTTGCAACAAAAAAAAGTAAAAAGGACAAAAAAATAGGTCAGAAAATCCGACCTAATTTCAACATGAATAACAAATTGATAACCATTACTATTTTCGAAATCGTTTGTGCCTTGTCGCTTCAATGTGTAGAGCAGCAAGTGCATTTTCCTCACAGTCAAGTATTTTCGGTTTACATCCTTCAACTGTTTCAGCCCACTTAAATCTGTCAGTATGCCTTGTAATTGCATACTTTGGTATATTGTAAAGCCTCGAAAAGTCAGATGGCGTAAGAGCCATAACTACTTTTTCCGCTTGTCGTTTCTTTGCCATTTTCAAAATTTCTGTTGCAATACTATGCAACTTTTTGCAATATTGAAAGAAATAATGCCGGGTTTCTCAATGTCAATTATACCATACAATAAATTAGGGGAGTTCCAACCCTACATCGGATCGGAGGATAATTTCCAGAAAGCCGTTGCTCGGTATCTGGATGCGAAAGGTGTGCTATGGTTCCATTGTCCGAATGGAGGCCACAGGAACGTAGCTGAAGCCGCTAAACTCAAAGCGATGGGAGTCAAGGCCGGAATCCCTGACATCTTGATTTTAGAGCCTCGTAAAAACTGCTACGGATTTGCCATTGAATTGAAGGTGGGAAAAAATAAATGCACAGATCATCAGAATGAAATGCGCAGGCACTTTATAGCCCACAATTGGCATGTCCTCGTCAGCTACTCACTCGACCAGGTGATTTTTGAAATTGATAAATATTTTAGCTGATTATTTGCAACAGAAAAAAATAGATTATTCATTTGCAAAAAATAACAAAAACAAAAATCATGGATACCATTGGAACAGGCAAGGCAAAAGAAAGCCTATTAACCAGAATTGATAAGTTGGAAAAGAAATCTGAATCCAGACGGAAGCAGGTCGAGTATTGGAAAGACAAATCGAATTCATGGGAGGAAAAGTTCTTCTTCGTTCAAGATCAAATCAATGCTGAAAATCAGGAAATAACCAAAAAACTTGAAACCATTGAGACCAAATACAAATGGGCTAATGAGGCTCATAAGATTATGAAGCAATCCAACGAGGAACTTCTGGAGCGATGCCGACTTGCCGAAAGCAGTGAACTGGTTTCAAAAATGGAAGTAAAGAACCAGAAAGTTGAAATCATGCTAATGAAAGGTGATCTTGAATTTTACCAAAACGAATTTGAAAGTTTAAAGAAGGATCACGAAGAACTCCACAACGATCAGAAGTACACCAAGGTACTTACCTGGGTTGGTTGGATCATGTTCTTCACGACTCTTTTCGGTTTCATATTTTTACGCTCCTAACCATGACACAAGAAGAAATCAAATCCACGTTGCAACCTTTACTGAAAGCCATTCAAAAGGCTGAACAGGAATATGCCGAAGCCAAGGGGTTGATCAAAACAACTATTGCAAAGCCGTATATGAATAAGCCTTGCAGGGTTAACAAGGGTGATACAAAAGACTCTGAAGGCCGGATTGTGAACGTGGTAATCGATCCGAATTATGATGTGTGGTTTCTCGTTGAAATTGGAAGAGATGCCCACTATTATCCAATTGAATATCTGGAAGTGTTTTTAGAGAAATGAAAATTTAGTATATTTGCAATGCCGAAAGGCAATCGGGGTCGGAGCCGATTCGAAAATATTGGTTTTCCAAAACCAACAAAAGCCTGAATGATGGAGACTCCGACCTCCTGATTTCGGGCTTTTTCGTTTTACCATCATTAATTACTAATCAGTTATGAATTACGAAAAATTCCCATTTGGGAAATACAAAGGCCATCTATTAAACGATTTGCCAAACACCTATATTGTTTATGCATTGGAAACTTTTGATTTGCCGGAAGACCTTAAAAATCAACTACAAGAAATCTTAATTGCCAATCTTGGGATAGAACAACCAATGGGTGTGTCATTGGATAGAATTGAAAAAATTTACCAAGAATTGTCATTATATTTTTCATGGCAAGAACCAAATGAGCATGCCTATTATGATGCATTGGAAAAGTTTAGGATAGCTTTAGTAATGGCTTCATGATGAGAATTAACGGATTTCATCAGATTTCTGCTTTTTACTCAATTGTGTTTAGCCAAGAATACGACTTTAAGCCTCAGCACATAAGTCTTTATATGTTTTTGCTAAACCAGAACAATCGCAACAATTGGGTTGAATGGTTCAAATGTCCAATTGATTTGGGCATGACTGGTTCTTGCATTGGAAGCAAGAAAACCTACTATGCTTGTCTTGATGATTTGCAGAATTGGGGACTTCTCAATTACGAAAAAGGAGAGAATATGTGGAAGTCTCCTAAGATCAGTTTAGTGGTGCTAAAAAGCACCTCTACCTATACCTCAACAATACCACAAAGTGAACCGCTACCTATACCGCTACCAGAACCGCTACCTACACCCATATATAAACCTATAACCAGTAACCTACAACCTATAACAAATACGGTTGCAGAGCGCAAACAAAAGTTTGCTTCCACTCTCGAACCTTTCCAAAAATTATATCCTAAACAAATGCTTTCTGATTTTTACAAATATTGGGGCGAACCCAATAAGTCGGGAACGAAATTCAAACAGGAACTTGAAAAGACCTGGGATTTGGAAAGAAGACTTGAAATGTGGGCAAGACGTGATAAAGACTTTAATAAAAATCAAACAACTCATTCCGGCCCTCTGGCCTTTTCTTCCAAAACAATTAACAAATGAAGCAACCAGAACTTGAACAAGTCATCCTCGGATCAGTCATAATCGACCGGGATGCACAGATTGAATTTTTCGCCCTTGTAAACTCTGCTGATGTATTCACAGAGGACAAGCACAAAACGATTTATCAGGCTCTAAAAGCCCTGTATGATGATAACCTACCAATCGACATTTTGACGATTGCAGAGTGGGCTAAAAAGGCCGGAAGCTACAAGGCCATCGGTGGTGGTAAAACATTGGCTCAATTGTCTGGCAAGGTTTCATCAGCTGCACATTTCAGTATTCACATCCGCTACCTGTTGGAAGCCTACGTCAAACGTGGAATCGGATCGTTTGCTCAACAACTCCTGACCTCATCAGTCAATGATGTGGATGATGTCTTTGAACGTGTAGCAAAGGTTCAGACTGGATTGGAGAACCTGATCAACCAGGTGATCATCAAAGACGAAAAAAGCATCTCCGAAACCCTTCGTGAGATTCGTGAAAAATGGGAGATTGAAAACATCTCAGGACTTGCAGGTATGTCAACCGGATTGAATACTCTTGACAAGGCCACAGGCGGGCTTGTAGACACGGACTTGATCGTTATGGGTGCAAGGCCCGGACAAGGGAAGACGGCCTTCCTGATGAGCCTTATACAGTCCTATTGCAAGCGAGGCATTCCAGTTGGGATGTTCAGCCTTGAAATGGGGCAGGTTCAACTGGTTCAAAGGTTGCTCTCAATGGAGTCAGATGTCTTTGCCTATAAAATCCGAAACGATAAATACGATAATTACGACCGTCAGAGACTCTACGATGCCGCATCGAGAATTGACAAATGGCCCTTATACATCAATGACGAAGCCGGAATGACATTGAGACGATTACGAACTAGGGCGCATATCTGGAAGAAGCAACACGGCATCAAACTGCTCTGCGTGGATTACCTGCAACTGATGTCATCGGATAACAAGAAAGGCAATCGGGAATCAGAGATTAGTGAGATTTCCAGAGGGTTAAAGATTTTAGCCAAGGATTTGCAAATTCCAATCATTGCCTTGTCGCAACTATCTAGAGCCGTTGAAGCCCGATCCGATAAGATGCCGCAATTGTCAGACCTGCGTGAATCTGGAGCGATTGAACAAGATGCAGATTCAATCTGGTTTCTCATGCGACCAGGTTACTATCCGCAATTCCGTGAATCCAGAACGACAATGGTTGAAGGTGATGAATACGAGACCGAAAACCTATGCATACTTTCAATCGCTAAATTCAGAGCCGGAGAAACGAAACTACTGGCGTTAAAATGGGATTCTAACATTATGAAATTCTCAGACTATGCATCAACCACTTTCTAAAGATAAATGCATCCAGATTCAACCTTTCGTGAATGCGTTGCATAATCGGGTAAAGGATCAGACGGTCACCAAGATGGACATTTCGATATTCATAACCCTGGTCAAAGACATCCTAAAAAATGATAAACCAGAACAAATCCGGTAATGGCAATTCAAAGGAAATCCGGTTGATTGAGCAGATGATTGAATCAGTCATCAGGAAACGTGACCATCACTACGACAGAGCCAAACAACTCAAGACCAAAAGCCAGATTCAGGAACACAAAGCCAATGCTGAATTTTATGATTCACTATTCTGGATTCTAAAAGACCATAAACGACTAAAAACCAAAGAAATAAGCTATGCAAGTCTACCAAAAGAAAAGTAAAAAGATGGTTGATTATTCCAGCAACCAGAAAATAAGCTTCATGATTGCAGATGACCAGTTTGACCGATATTTGAGGGCATTGGGCCATTTAAACCGTTCACAGTTGATGCGTGATCTATTGATGAAGGCAGTACGAGAAAAAGAGTTGGAAAAAGTTTTTCAAGAAAATTCTAACTTTGATAGATGAAACACACATTGCCATTTATCATTCTTGCGCTTGTCTATCTTACAGGATGCAACAAGCAAATGCCTGATAGGGCATCAGCCACCACCGATTCAACATTCATTGCGCCCGATCTTGGCGATGATGAAGTTGAAGTGAACGAGGATCATCCACGTTACCTTTCACGGGGTCAGGCTGAACCCAACTTCTGGGACCCGACTTACAGGTCAAGAAAAACAATCAATGTCTACATTGAACTGGATTACTCTTTGACAACCGCATGGGGTGCGAATGCCGATGCCAACTTGCAACGATTGTGCAATTCATCCTCTCAGATATTGGAGCGCATAGCAGGGCCGAAAATAAACCTGGTTAGGGTTAAGAAGTGGACAACGCCTGATCCTTATGCCATCTATCCCGATGCAATGAGTGTTTTATCTAATTGGGGCAACGCCAATCCGTTAAAGAAGGACACATTCAATGTGTTTATCTCTGGCAAAAACTTTGGTGGCATTGCCTACATCAGCCGTGAGAATGTGACAACTGTCAAATACTCTGTGTGTGGGTTTGGTCAATCCATTCCGGGAGATGCCTTCAATTACACCTATTCGGTGTATTGTTTCACCCATGAACTTCTTCATAACTTGGGCATCTCACACACGCAAAACTGTTGTGCATGGAAATCCCAAACAGGTGTATCATTGGGCCGTCTGGATAGTTGCTATTCGGCTGAGATCACCTGCTCACCAACGCCTGTAAATTGTTCAAGCACGACAAAAAGAATGGCTGGGGGTTTGAATAGTTATTGCCACTTGTACAATACGATGCAGTATAACCTTCATCCTGCCGTTGTACCAGTATTACACAAATCATTGTTTTATTCAAACCTACCGGATTATTCAACCAATCCACCTCCTCCACCACCACCAACCGGAACCAACACTTTTAGAATTGCCGGAACGCCATATCAGCCCGGATACACAAGAGCAGACACGGCAAAGGCAGTTGATGGGAATGAAGCAACCAGATGGCTCACCGCAGGACCAACAACGCTTACATGGAATTATGCTCAGGCAGTAACACGGACGCAGGTTTATTTAAGTTCAGGATTCCAGACTGGAAGCCCTAATCAGACACTCACTCTGACTGTTGATGGCGTGAATGTGCCGTTGGGATTTGACAAGAAAATTAAGTTCACCAAGGCGATCAACGTAACTGGGAAGCGGTTTGTGCTTACCACAACAGGAACAAGTAATATCAGCCGGATTTTTGAAGTAAGTTTGAAATGACACCTAATGACAGCCCGGAAAGACGGGCAAATGGTGGAGGGGCGTAATGAGGCAAGGAGGCCGAGGCCCGTGTGGTTGCTATTTCGGTTCGATTCCGGACTCCACCGCTTTTTTAGGGTTGAAAAGATAAATGCCTCCGCCATTGGTGGGGGCTTTTTTACTCAACCTTTGTCGGTGGTTGGGATTCAATCCGATTCCGTTTCTTGACCAGATCCCAAAATCCTGTAATAAACTGGCCTAATACATAGATCAGGATGGTATCAGACTTGTCTATCTTTTCGAATTTGTAGAGCCAACCTAAGCCGAATAGAAGCCCTGCCGTCATCAGAGTGACAACGGCAAAGGTTATTGCTTCCATCCACCTCTGGAAGGTCATTAAAGACCAGGGAATAATCCCTTGATCAGACCGCCTATAAACCGACCTCGTTTCTCTGCCCTCTCTGATTTTGGCCCTTTCGCTAAATTGACCGAATCAAGGTATTGAACGCACAAGGCCAGATCATGAATCTGATGAGCCAATGAATCATTGTTATTCTGCAAGACCTGGATTCTGACCGACTGAACCAACATCAAAGAATCAACCTTACGGTCGATCTTGGTTCGTTTCTGGATATTGGACTGAATTTGATATTCAATTCCACCAAGGCCCATTGCAAGGACCGATAAGCCGATGATAACGTATTTCATAAAATTGATTTTATAAATTTTAAAAATCTATTCCAAAGTGACAATCTGCGTTGACGGATGGCATCCCTTGTAATCAAAGGTTTAATCTGGGATTCCCATTCCGGTTTACTCACATCCCTGACACGTTTGTACGTGTCTAAACTGGCATTGAAACAACGCCATACAAGCAGGATCAGCCAACCGTGATAGAACAAGAAACCTTCGACCGATGAGAAACTTATATTCACATCAGCGAGTGAATACATCATTCTCATTGACCAATACGAGCATTGATCACCAACGGCATGAAACGAATCTTGCCGAAGGTTGCAGACAAATGTGGATAATATCTTCATTATTTCGACCAAATGACGTGTGAAGGTAATGTAGGATCACAGTCAACGTGAATCCAATTTTTATAAATCCCAATCCGGTTAAACCCGACCGCCTGAAGTGAGCAGAGAATCCGATAACCCTCCGTTCCTGACGAATAGCCGATGTCAGCCGCCCAACCTTTGGTATGCGATGAATTCGGTTCACCACCGACCGCCTTGTTATGAGCCGGAGTCCTGAAGCCTGAATTTATCTTAAAAGGAATTCCGCACAATGAACGGGCCTTGTCAAGTTTGAGTAAGAAGTCTGATTGCATAGCTGACCCAGAACCAGGCGCATCCTTCGAATCAAATTCTGCAAGAGTGAAATGTTTCAGTACCATAAGGCAAATTTTAACCTAAAAATTATGTAATCAAAACGCCCTGTAAATCAGAGGGATAAAAAATAATTCAAAAATATTTTACATTTCTTTTTAAATATGTTTGCAGAATTGAAAAGTAGTTGTACTTTTGTCTCAACGAAAACAAGAAAACAAAAACAAAAATGACAATCGCATCTCAAATTCTTCAGCAACTAGGTGGTAACAAATTCATCGTAATGACCGGAGCCACTTGTTATTCAGACGGAAACACTTTAGTAGCAAAATTCAAAGGTTCTAAAATTGCAAACATCATGTATGTAACACTTAATGCAATGGATACTTACGATGTAAAAATCTGCAAGTTCAGAGGACTTGATGTAAAAACAATCAAAGAGGTGGAAGGAGCCTATTCTGATATGCTGAAATCAATATTTGAAAAAACAACAGGACTTTATACAAGTCTATAATCAAACCGGGGCTTCGGCCCCTCATTTTCAAACAATCAAACAAAAATAATCATGCAAAATTTCATTCCATTCATAGTAAAAATCAACCAGAACGCCAACACATTGGAAGTTCTAAAATCAGCCGGAGACAAAGCCTTCGGTAATCCAGAGGCCGCAATCAAATTCCTCGGTGGTATGCCTGACGATTGTCAATGCATCTCATCTGCCGATTATCGCAATTACCGCAAAGCAGGATACACTATTACAAGAACCGATTTAATCAAATAACATGGAAAATTTACAACCTTATCAAATCGCACAAGAAGCGATTCAAAGAACTGGACGAATGAATGTCCTTTTCACATCACGACACAGTCAGCCAGTAAGAGCCTGGTTGACCGCAAGAGAGCCACATCCGCAAGTGACTCCATACGATTTCTACCTGAATACCTCATACGGGTTCAAGTGTACCGTAAGTTTTGCAGACAAATGGTATCCAGGTATTCAACCGATTTTCTAATGCCTAAAGGAATCCCAAAAGACGGCCCTCGCAAAGCCGGATGCGGTCGAAAGTCTGGAGAGCCAACCACGACAATCGCATTCCGTGTGCCTCTCATTCATGAAGCCAGATTAAAACTAGCAATTCGAAACATGATTTCAGAACTGAAAAAACAAGACCCTCTTAATTGAGGGTTTTTTTATATTTGCGAAAACGATTTCACTATGCCACTCAAAAAAGGATCAAGTCAAAAAACCATAAGCCAGAATATCAGCATGGAATTGAAGAAGAATCCTTCCATGAAACCAAAGCAAGCCGTTGCAATCGCACTCAGCACCGCAGGTAAGGCTAAGAAGCCAAAGGGCAAAAAGAAAATGTAGTATGGCTGAGAAGAAATTTAAAAAGACGATAGGAGACAAGACCGTCAAGTTTGGTGCGAAGGGCTACTCCATCGCACCCGGTACGGCTAAAGGTGACTCCTATTGTGCCAGATCAGCCGGGATAAAGAAGTGCAAGAATCCACCATGCCCAAACGATCTCAGCCGACAAGCTTGGGGGTGTGAAGGCAAGAAATCAGTCAAATCGAAAGCAGTTAAATTTAAACGAACGTAAAAAAATGAAACCAGGATTGTACGCTAACATCAACGCTAAAAAGAAACGCATTGAAGCCGGATCAGGCGAGAAGATGAACCGTGTTGGTTCTAAGGCCGCACCATCTGCTTCTGACTTCAGACAAGCCGCTAAAACGGCTAAGAAGCCGACAAAAAAGAAATAGTCAATTCAAATCATTTACCGTGAAAACGGCACTACTTAATTATAATTATGGCAATTCAATCTGTTAAAATATCAGATGTAAAATCGAATCCAAATAATCCGAGGCTGATCAAAGATGACAAGTTTGCAAAGCTTGTTCAATCCCTGAAAGACTTCCCAGAAATGGCAAATGTGCGTCCGATTGTAGTCAATCAGGACTTTGTTGTTTTAGGGGGTAATATGAGGCTCAAGGCAATGAAAGAAGCCGGATGGAAACAAGTACCCGTTCAGGTTGTTGATTGGTCAGAAGAGCAGCAAAAGGAGTTTATTATAAAGGATAATGTGGGGTTTGGCGAGTGGGAGTGGGATATGCTTGCAAACGAATGGGAGGCCGAAGATTTGGAAAAGTGGGGGTTGGATGTGCCGGGATTTATAGAAGAGCCAGAAGCCGAAGAAGATGATTATGAGATTCCCGATACAATTCAAACGGATATTGTTTTAGGTGATTTGTTTGAGATTGGAGAGCATCGGTTATTATGTGGTGATAGTACAGATAGCGACCAAGTTGCAAAGTTGATGAATGGGCAAAAGGCGGATTTACTTTTAACCGACCCACCATATTCAAGTGGAGGAAGTCAAGAAAGTGGTAAAACTACTGGAAGCATAGGAGCAAGGGGAGGACATACCATAAAAAACGACAATTTAAGCACAAGAGGATATCGTCTTTTAATGCAAGATGTTTTAGCTTTATGTTCTGATGTCCATAGTGTTTTTATTTTTTGTGATTGGAAAATGTGGATTGAAACATTTGATATATCTGAAAGGTCAGGATTTAGAGTTAGAAATATGATTGTTTGGGATAAGATGCAAATGGGAATGGGAATGCCTTTTAGAAATCAACACGAACTTTGTTTGTTTGCTTCAAAAATTGCAGGGAAAATTGGAGATGGTGCAACACCTAATGTATTGCAACACAAAAGAGATAGAGAAGCAGAACACAAAACACCAAAGCCAATCGAATTACTTTCTGATTTATTAAAGCAAATTGAAAGTATAAATGTTTTTGACCCATTTTTAGGAGGCGGTTCAACAATGGTCGCTGCTCACCAACTAAACCGCAAATGCTACGGTATGGAACTTGACCCAAAATACTGCCAAGTGATTGTCGATAGGATGCTGAAACTTGACCCTAATCTGGTCATTAAACGCAATGGAGAAGCTTACTTAAATACAGGGGCAAAACAGGGATGAAATGGGAACACCACCAAAGCACAGCCAATTTAAAAAAGGCACGACAGGGAACCCTAAAGGCCGACCAAAAAAGATACCCGAACTGCGGGAACTTTTAGCCAATGTTTTAGGCGATGAAAAGGACGGCAAGACCGCTGCCGAGGCCATCCTGATGGCAATACGCAACAAGGCTATTAAAGGCGATGTAAGGGCTGCTGAGTTGCTTTTGGATCGGGCTTACGGTAAAGCAGCCCAACCGATTGAAACACCATCAACTTTGACGGTCACCATATCCGGCCCGACACCACCGAGTGAATAACTCCTGATGTGCTAAGATTTCAGCCGGAACAAATTAGCATAACTAGTATAAAATGAAATGAATTATCATTTTGAACGCAACTTCTGGCTTCAATGGTACTGGCCTTATGTAGAGACTCTCTACACAAAGGAAGGCCACTACGGGACAAGGCAATCAGCCAAGAGCCACAACATAGCCAGAAAGCTAATCTATCACTCCTTTCAGCCGTACCAGTTCAATGTAATCCATTCCAGAAAGGTTTATTCAGACATTGAAGGCTCTACCTTTACTCTGCTCACTAATCTGATCTACAAGAACTTCAAGAATGATTTTATCATCCGCAAGAATCACTTTGAGATCATCAATAAGCACACGGGTAATTGGTTTAGAGGTCTGGGGATGGACAAGGCTGAAAAGGGTAAAGGTGTGGAAGGGGCGAACATTGCTTGGTTAAACGAGGCCAATCAATTCACCAGAGAGGATGTGGATTACATCGACACAACTCTTCGAGGTGAAACGGGCGTTCCCATATCCCTGATTATGGATTGGAATCCTGAATCCATCAACCATTGGCTGAAACGGGAAGTTGACGAAAACAAGGATAAACCAGATTGCCTTTTCCACAAGTCAACCTTCTGGGATAATTACACCATTGACCGGGATGCATTGCACGAACGCCTTCTCAGGATTAAAGGTCACGGGATGGAAGGCGAAAGAAGATATAAGGTCTGGGCCTTGGGTGATTGGGGAGTTGAAGACATTGATTCAACCTTTGCCTATTCATTCGAGGCCGATAAGCACGTAATAAAGGGCAAGATCAACATCAATCCTCAGTTTGAAATCTACCTTTCATTTGACTTTAACGTGACCAACACCTGCGGAGTCTATCAGTTTCTGAAGAACGTCAAAGGCCAAAAGTATTATGCAACAATCAATAAGATTAAAACCTATCGAATCGGTGATCTGAAAATCCTTTGTGAGACAATCAGGGCTGAATTCCCAAAAGCAAAGTTCATCATCAACGGGGATGCATCTGGGCAGAACAAGTCAGCGTTCACATCGGATAATATCTCAGCCTATACCGCCATTAAATCGCATCTGCAATTGAATGATATGCAGATTCAGGTCGCACCTGCGAACCCGTCACACATCCAGTCAAGGGTCATTACCAACATGGTTCTGCAAAGGTGTAATGTCAGGATAGCGGAAGAAAATGACCTGCTGATTGAAGATTTAAAACAAGCACAGGTCGACCGAAAAGGAAGCCTCGACCCGTGGAAGCTGAAGAACCCGAACCTATCGCACAGTCTCGATGAGTTCAGATATTTTGTTTTCACTAATTTTCACGAAATTGCAACCGATTACGAAATTGATTGAACAAAATGAACTGCTGTAAAACGTGTTACTCCATCTGTGAGCCTCTGATTAGTTGCTTTGAAACCCTCCTGGTTTACCTTCCGATTGGATATCCAGATGAAACGGTTAAGATCAGGATTAGCAATGGTCAGAACCATGTGACCTATCAGACCTCTGAGGTCATCGGTGGTACGCACATCCAGATTGATCTGGATAACACATTGATTCCGCAAGGGTTCTTCTCATCCTATGGCGGCCCGTATGAAATCAGGTTCTTGAATCCATCCTTGCAGGAATTGAATTTTGTTGCAATTGATGGAAAGATGTATAATTGCATTTCATTCAATATTGCAAACGGTTCAACAGATGAAACGGTTGCTTTCGTGAATGCATTTTACAACGAACTGCCGGAAGGCTACTGATCATGAAAATAGTTAACGGTCTTAAAGTATTCACCCATGACGAGGCGGTTGATATGCTCAATCAGGATGAACCACAGCCAGACAACGACACTAAATCAGCGTTTAAAATCCTATTGATTCTTGCAATCGTTGTCATTCTTGCAATCCTTTTATTTTAACCAACCATGAACAACTATGAATCAAATTGTGGCGGCAAGCGCAGAGGATGTTGCCTTATTGGGCCTATTTCAGATTGCGATTCTGTCAGCAATGCTATCATTGTTCTTGGACTACCTTATGGACAATATGCCGCCTTTCCAGTGGTATCTAAAGCAACTCCAAGAACTACCCGAAAACATCGCAAAGCCCCTCGGTGAATGCCTCTTTTGCTCTGGTGCATGGCAATACCTTATCATATCAATATTTTACTTTAATCAACCTTTATGGCTTTCAATATTTGGCCTTGGATTAAATCACGTCAGCCTGAAACTACTGGCATACTTACGTCAGAAAATCAACCTGTAACACCTCAATACAATGGGACTGCCGACCGTAAACATTGGGATAAGATCAAGTTTGCGTTTCGTTCTGGTGACAAGAATTACTTCTGTTTTGGTCACGACATCAACATTCCTTACGAGAGGATGCACGCAGCCATTGACATTTATCGGGAGTTGGATGCGGCAGTTAATCCGGTGTATCTGGATAGCCATTGCAAGGCCGTTGATGCCGTTCTGGAATCCGAGAAAATCAAGACAAACAAGAAACTAATTGAGATCGGTATATTGAACGCCAGATTGAAAGAACGCAAAGAACTGGCTATCTCTGTCCAGATTCAAATCAAACTGGCAACGGTCAAATACTTTGACGAGATTGAAAATCCGTTCAGCTATCAGCACGATTACAACAAGACCAAAATCGAACATTGGGCCAAGTATGCCGATGTTCCCACTTTTTTTTTGAGTCTTCCGGAAAATCAATATCTGACTACTGGAGACGAATTACAGAGGAGTTTGAACACTTATTTACAGGGGGAAACGTTGATGAATTTAAAGATGTTAGAGCATCATATTACATTACTTGCCTCCGAGACTTCAAACGCAGATTCAACGAAAATCTTAGCTTTGCAAAAGGAATGGGAGTCGGTCTTCCTGAATTGGTCGAACAACCCCTCTACACTTACTACCTGATGTACTCGCATTGGGTAGCATCACTTAAGCAAGACAAATCCAATGCGAAAAAATGAGTACCTTAAGTACCAATCAGATTGTTGTCGAATAC